CGCGCCTGGATCGACTGGGCGCGTGACTGCTTGTCGGCGATCGGCGTGATCTCGTCGATCGAGCAGAAGATGCGCTTCTCGCCCATGCGCTTGCGCAGGAACGGTCCGATCGATTTGGAGATGTGACCCTTCTCGGCCCACCAGAACAGTGGCTTGTACTTCTCCATGAAGGCCAGCATCACCTCGACCGTCATCGCCGTGTCGGCCTGCTTCCAGAAGATCTCCGGCTGAATCCAGATCTGGTCGTGCTCGTCGACGCCGATGATCATCAGGCAGGTCTTGTCGCGGCCCTGGACCAGCGACACGGCGTGATCGGAGGCGCCGTAGAAGCGCATTTTCTCCTTCGGCGGCGCGTCCTGCATGCGGGCATAGGTGCGAATGTTGATGGCCTTGAAGAAGGCGCCCTCCTCGGGCGTCGGCCGACCCTGGTAGAGGGCCGAGAAGCCGCGGACGTCGGTGGTGCGGATGTTCTCCAGGTAGTCGACGTCGAAGCGTTCGGGCCACAGGGCCTCGCCGGGCTCGCGGCCGAGCACGTCGTCCTTGCGCGCCAGGGCGGGCATGTCGATCACCCGCCACTTGCGGGCCTCGCTGTCCGAGTAGCAGGGGTTGGTCGGGTCGGTGAGGCGGCCGATCAGGTCGTCCTCGTGCCAGCGCGTGGCGATCACCACGATGGCGCCCTTCTTGGTCATCAGGCGGGTCTGCAGCACCTGCGTATACCACGCCCAGAGCTGCTCGCGGATGGTCGGCGAATCGGCTTCCTTGCGGTCCTTCAGCGGGTCGTCGATGAGGATGACGTCGGCGCCGCGGCCGGTGGCGGCCGAGAACCGGCCGAGGAAGAACAGGATGCCGCCAGCCTCCGTTTCGAGCCGCTCCATCGAGGCGAAGCCCGAGCGCAGACGGACGTTCGGAAACACCTGCCGATAGGCCGGGCTCTCGATGAAGTTGCGCACCGCGCGGCCGTGATCCCAGGCGAATTTCTCGGAGTAGGTGGCGACGATGATCGACTTCTCGGGATGGCGGCCGATGAACCACGCCGGGAACAGGTGCGAGCAGAGCTTGGTCTTGCCGTGCCGAGGCGGCATCGAGACCTGCAGCCGCAGGATCTTGCCAGCCTCGACCTCTTCGAGCGCGGCGCCGAGCACGCGGTGGTGCTTGGCTGGCCGGTAGAGCGAGCGCTCGACGTCGTCGACGTCATCGGGCACCGGCATCATGAATCTGGCGAAGGCGATCATGTCCTGCCTCGCGAGCAGGATTGCCTTCTTGCGGAGCAGCAGCGCCTTGAGTTCTGCCGTCTCGTCCTTCATTTCCGCCGCACGGTGGCTGGGCCCTGGCCGTGACCCCTGCTTGCCGGTGGTGCCGCGGCTTCGAGCGCCTCGACCCGCGTCTCCAGATCGGCGACCGAGCCTTCGAGCGTGGTCACCGAGCCTTCGAGCGTCGTGACCCGTTCGTCGAGGGCCTCGAAGCTGCCCTGGATGTCGGCCGGGTCGAAGTGCTTGGCGGCGACCACGACGGAGATGGTGTCGCCAGCCATCCAGGTGTCGTCGCCGTTGTTGGTGACCTTCGCCTGCGACCAGTCTGGATCGAAGCTGATGGCCGAGTTCTCGCTGGTCAGCACCGTGCCGTTCCAGACGGCTTCGGCGTTGGCGGTGTCGTAGTTCTCCGGCGAGTGGAAGCCGGGGGTGGGCACGGTGGCGTCGGAGCCGGGCGCGACGGATGCCGAGAGCGGGCTCGACCAGGAATACGATTTGGCGGCCATGTGCGGGGTGACCTTTCTGTCAGCGCAGGACGGGCGATTCCTTGATGCGGATACCGCCGGGCCTGGGTGGTGGCCCGGCGGCGGGCCGAGCTGCCCTGGCTGCTGGCGGCTTGGCCGGGACGACGCCAGGAGGCGGCATTGGGGTTCCGGCTCCTGGCGCGCCCAGCCCTGGCGGAGGTGATGGGCCCCCTGCCAGGGATGGCGGGACGGCACTGCCGGGCGCGATCGGCGGCATGGCGGGCGGCCCTGCGCCTGCGGCTCCGCCCGGATGGATGGTGAGCGACGCGGGTGCGCCGTGGGTTGCGGCGAGGCCAGCGAGCAGCTGCGAGATGCCGCCGCCTCCCGGTGATGCGCCTTGCGGCGGCTGGCCGAGCAGTGGCCCGGATGGTCCGGCTGGCCCGACATGGGGACCTGCGGGCGCCTTCAGCGGTAGCGGCATGGTGTCCTCGCTTTCGGCTTTTGTCAGCGCTGCTTCTTGCCCTGGCGCTGGTCGTTGCGTTGATAGCCCTGATCGGCGCCCTGGCCAATGCCTGCGCGCTTGGCCTGCTCGCGCGAGCGCTCGTGGCGTTCCTTGGCCTCCTCGATGGCGCGTTCCTGCTGCTCGGCCGTGAAGTCGGCTTCCGCCTCGTCGATCGGCTGACCGGCGATGTAGTCCTTATCGCCCGGCAGTGGCAGCGGGCGTTCGTATTCGATGATCGGGCGCTCGCTCTCGATCTGCGGCAGCGGCGCCTCCTGCTCCAGATCCTGTTCATGCTGCTGACGGCTGGCCATGTCTCGATGCTCCTTGTGCGCTGGCTTGGCGGCGCTCTTGGCCGCGGTCTTCGGTTTGGCCTTGGGTTTGGCCTTGAGTTGTTTCATTGCTCGTCCTCGTTCCCACCGACGCCCTTGAGCGTCTCCAGCATCTCGTCGGCGCTGCCGCGGTGATCCCAGTCGCGGCTGGCGTAGCGTTCCAGGTTGCGGGCGTGCTGCTCCGGGAAGCTCTTGCCGGTGCGGCTCTGGTATTGCTCCGCGGCCCGCTCGGCTGGCACGTCGAGGTAGTAGGTATGCACCTTGACGTGATGCGCGGCCAGCATCTCCTGCAGGTGCGCCGCGCGGAACGGCGCCTCGGCCAGGATCTGGCGCTGGCCCGCAACTCGAGCCCTCTGCGCCAGCACCCTGGCGTAGTCGCGGGCCGGGTGCTCGTCATGGGGCACGTGCTCGAAGCGGTCGCGCAATCTCTCTGCGACCCAGCTCTTGCCGGAGCCGGGCACGCCGACGATCAGGTGGACGTCACGCGGCATCGTCCTCGTCCGGCTCGGGCGGGGCCTGCTGCACCAGGGCCGCCTTGAACTTCGTATAGTAGCCCTGGATGGTCGAGGCCTTGTCCAGCGCGTTGACGATCTTCCTGGCGTTGTAGGCGTCCTCGATGCCCCTGGCGGCGTCGAAGTATTTCGGCAGGCCGACGCCCGTGAACCAGCCGTAGATCATGCCGTCGTAGAGGATCAGGGCCGAGGTTTCGTCTTCGAGCATGCGGTGCGGATATTCGTGCATCGGCACGTCTTCGAGGCCGTAGCGGGTCTTCAGGAAGCCCTGGCCCTTCTTGTAGTTCTCCTCCCAGGTCAGCTGCACGTGGCCGCGGCCGTAGTAGCTCTGCTGGTAGGGCCCGGTCGGCTGGCCGTAGGGCTTGCCCGAGCCCTTCCCGTATTCCTCGATCGGCCGCATGGTCTGGGCCGTCTCGTGGAACACGGTGGCGAGCGCGTAGGCGAGCCACATGGTGCTGTTGGGGCCCGCTGATTCCTCGAACTGCTCCTCCCAGATGTCGATGAGGTAGTTCATGCCGTCGACCTGGGACTGCTTGAGCGTGCCGCTGAACAGCGAGCTGCGCACCGAGTTGAAGAACAGGTCGCGGTCGTAGCTCATGGCGTGGCCGCCTCCTTGAGGATGCTTTCGGGCGTGGCCCCGTCCTTGAGGCGGTAGCCGGTCTTGCCGTGCAGCTGCTGTTGGAAGTCGAGGCAGTCCTTGACCAGCGCTTCCAGGAACACCGTCTGGGTCCTGTTGCGCTCGACGGTGTTCTTGGCGACGATGCTGAGCACCCAGGCGGTGAACACCAGGAAGGCGGCGTTGACCAGCAAGAGGGCGATGGCCAGCGGCGTCGAGGCCATGGCGCCGACGACGGAGGTTGCGACCTTGGTGGCGCCGCCGACCATGGTCTCATCGGCCATCAGTCATCCCTTCGGCGCCGCCGCGGCGCGTTCTCGTTCTGCTGGTTGGCTTCGCGCTCGCGCTGTTCCTCGTCGCGCCTTGCCCTGGCCTCGTCGAGGCGTTGGGTGACTTCGGCCTCGACCTCGTCGGCCTCGACGTCGTCCACCGGCTGACCGGCGATGTAGTCCTTGTCGCCGGGAACGGGGAGCGGCCGCTCATACTGGATGATGGCGGGCTCGCCCTCGACCGGGAGCGGCTGCTGGTGCTGCTCGGCCTCGCGCTGTTTGAGTTCTTCCTGGTCTTCGACTGCGTTCTTGGCCATGACTTTGTCTCCTGGTTTTCAGTTCAGGTCCCGCTTTCCAGCTGCTCGATGCGGGCGGTGAGTGTCTTGACCGCATTGACCAGGGCGTAGATCAGCTCGCTGCTGTCGAGCGTGCGCAGATCGTCGACCCTGACCCCGTCGATGTAGCCGCCGCTCTTCAGAACCATGCCCGGCAGCACGGGTTCCACGTCCTGGGCGATCAGCCCGACGAATTCTTTATTCTGCTCTGCTACCGTCTTATGGACAGACTCTCCGTTTTCTTCTTGGGTATCGTTGCCTTTATAAGTAAAGATCTTCGGCTGCAGCTCGAGTATTTCATCAAGACCTGGAGTATAGTCTTCCAATACATTCTTGATGCGTGCATCGGAGCTGTCGAGCCATGGGCCGCCGCCGGGTTTCTGGGCGCTGGCGTTGGTGGACAGGTAGTTGACGCCGCCGACGAGATCGAGCCTGGCGCCCGAGGTGTCGTTGATGAAGGAGACGTTGGTCGATCCGTGCAGATAGCCGATATAGCCGCGCCGGGTCGGGACCTGATCGTAGAAGCTGACGATGGCGTCGCCCGAGGAGTTGAGCGCTGTGGTGCGGGTTTCGATGTAGCCCACGATTGTCGAGTTGCAGCTGAAGCCGGTGGCCGCAAACATGGCGCCGCTGGTCGAGATGTTGGGCGCGATCAGGTTGCCGGTCAGCGTGCCGCCTGCCAGCGGCAGGTAGTTGCCCAGCGCCCCGCCCACGAAGGCGGTGGTGGCGAGTTTCGTGGAGCTGTCGCCAGCGGTCGGCGTCGGGGCGACGGGCGTGCCGGTGAAGGTGGGCGAGGCGAGCGGGGCCCGCGAGGTGTCGGTCGGATGCACGTGGTCGCCGCGCGAGTAGTTCACGCTCGACCCGGCCGCGGCCGTGCCGTTCATCAGGGGCGCCGAGCCGGAGGGCGTCACGCCGTGGGCGTCGACGTATTGCTTGGTGGCCGCGCCCAGTGCGATCGAGGGATCGGCATTGAGCGTGAGCGGCCCGGTCAGGGTGCCGCCGCCGAGCGGCAGGAAGGCGCCCGTGATGTCGGTCGCCGTCGTGATCTTGGTCCACTGCCCGGCATTGAAGGCGCCCGGCGAGATGGCGCCGTTGGCGATGTAGAGCTGGCCCGCCTGGGCCACCATGTCGCCCGTGACGTAGGTGCCGAGCGCGGAGAAGTAGCGCGTGGCCAGCAGCTTCTGGGCATTGCGGGAGGTGTCGATCACGCCCAGCTGCGCGTCCGGGAAGTTGACCCACAGCTCGCCCGGCTGGCGCGATCCCGCCGCCGGAACCGCGGCCGATGTCGATGAACGAAGCGTCTGGACCCGATTGACCATTGCTATCTAGCTCCCCTTTGGTTGCGTATCTACGCCGGGTTTTTTGCCCGCTGGCGGGCTTTTCGGGTCAGGCCGGTGGTGGAGTAGCCCTCCCGGCCGACCGGCCTCCAGCCTCATTTATTCGGGTTTGCGGGTCGATTCCCCGATAACGCATCTCGAACACCCAGGCGACCGCGGCCCGGATCGCCAGCTGCAGCAGCCAGACGGCCCCGATGATCAGCGCCAGATCCACCAAACCGCTCAAAATGTCCCCATGTCGATGGTGTCCGTCCAGGCCGCATTGTTGCGGACGTAGGAGACGCCGTCGGTCGGCGCCTCGGTCACCCCGCCAGCCACGGTCGCCGAAATCACCCCGCCCGAGATCTGCACCGTCGTGCCGTCCACCTTGACGCCGCCCAGGACCGAGGTTGAGGCGGTGGGCAGCGTGTAGGCCGACGCCGCAATCGCCGCCGACACCTGCGCGTCGGTCTGGAAGTTCGAGGGATTGCTCGCCGCGTAACGGCTGGTGTCCACCGGATGCACGTGGTCGCCGCGCGCCCAGGCACCCGCAGATCCGGCCGTCGCCGTGCCGTCCATCAGCGGCGTGCTGGTGCTCGCCACGAACTGGGTTTGAAGCGTCCAGGCATAGTCCGGCCCAGGACCGCTGACCAGGATCTGGTTCTGGGCCGTCGTCGCCGGTAGGTTCGAACTCGATGCAGCAGGCGTCCAGGCAAAGCCCGGTCCCGCGCCCGAAACCAAGCTCTGCCCAGACGCCGTCGCAGCAGGCACATTCGCACCCACCACGATCCCTGGAACCGTGCCCTCGACCAGAGGCGCAAACTGCGTCGTGTAAGGCGGCCCGAGATTGGCGACGATGATACCGTCGCCGACATTCGTCGGCCCATTGGCGGCGATCAGCGCAAGGTCGAATGCCTTCGTGGCCGTCATGGGTTCGCAGGTCCAAACCAGACAATGAAGATCTGAGCGGTGGAGGGCGGAGCCTCGGTGAAGGTGATCGAGGCTCCGCTCGCCGTGTAGGTCGTCCCAGGCGCCTGCTGCACCCCGTCCACACTGACCAGCAGCTCCTCGTTGCGGCTCACGTTCACCGCATGCCCGTTGGAGGCCACCGTCAGCCCGGTGAAATGGGTCGTCGTGCCGTCAGGCACGATCGGGCTCAACAGAACCGTGTTGACAGTGCCCGACGGCGTCAGCTGGGTCGCAGGCGTCAGGAGATCGAAGGCCACAATACTGTTCACGGTGAGCGGCCGCAGGAAGGTCACGCTCGATCCGACCGTGTCGATCGTGAAATCGTAAGTCGGCTCAAGCCTCACCCCGTTCACATAGGCCTGACAGCCCTCGGGAGCCGTCGCGTTGAACGCAAACGTGTGCCCACCACGATCGGCGACGCTGAACGGGAAAACCGTCTGATTCGCAGCGGCAAGGTAGTAGAGGCTGGAGGTGGCGCCCTTCGCCGGAGCCGCCTGATTGACCCAGGTCGACCCCGTCCAGACCATCATCGCATTGAGCGTCGTGTCGTAATACATGCCCCCTGGCGGGATCGGCTGGCCAGTCGGCGTGTAGGGCGTGCTCGGCGGCCCAGGCGATGGCCACGCGCCCTGATACCACCACGCCAACATCCCAAAGGCGTTGGCTGACCTGTTCGCCCACCAGCGGCTCGACCAGTGGTCGCCCGTGATCTGGCTCACGCTCAACGTGTTCGGCGGAATCGTCCCAGGCATATACTCCGCCCAGTCAATCGATACCTGCGACCAATCCTGCGCCGTCGCAGCCGCACCTTGGGGATCTGTTCCGAACGGGCCGCCGACATTCGGTCCGAGTATGCCAGTCGGAAGGGAAGGGGAATTCGAGAGCTGAACGGCCTGCTGGCTCTGCTGCTGCGCTTGCTGCTGCTCCCAGCTGACGAGGCGGCGCTGCACACGCTCGTTCGAGGCCTTCATCAGGGTGACTTCACGGGAAAGCTCACTCGCAAGCTCGCGGATCTCCGCAGATGACGCACGAACCTCCGCCGCTGATTGCGCCGCAAGGGCCGATTGCGTCCTGATGGAGAGGAGCTGCGCCTGTGCTTCTTCGAGGATCGTGCGGCTGATCTCCGCGCAGAACTCGGGACTGAGCTGCTCAGGACCAATCAGCCCGTTGCGCAGGAGGCCGTCGTCGCGGACAATCCGGCGCAGGAACTCGATGAGGCGCGTGATGCTCCTCGCCTGCTCGTCAAACTGCCGCTCAATGTCATGCGGAGGTATCGCCGCTACCTTGAACGGAATGATCTTCGCAGGTGGCGACGGATACGGCATGCCCCCAAATACCACAAATCCGAAAAATCTGCTCGACGTGTCGGCGCGCCGATTGTGGCGGAAATAAGGCACCCCTGGGGGTGACCTTGTGGGGCTCTGCCCCAGTCGTTTGCACTGTGAGGTGCAGCCGCTGGCCCAGCGATTTGCAGGCGTGGCCTGCGATCGCTGCGCCGAGGCGATGGACCCTCCGCGAACTGGCGCGAACGCTGCCCCAGTGTTGCCCCGTGTCGCGCTGCGACGCTGGCACAGCCATTGATATCCTGTGATATCAATGGCTTAGGTGGTTTGGAGCATGTGATCTAGGATCACACGCTCCACTCATATCATGTCGCCCGGCTGGGCGATCTGATGGGACGGGAACCGCGGCGCGCCCTGGCGCGTTCACGCGGCGTCCCGTCCGGCTGCTCGGCTCTCGATCGTGGCACTGAGGGCTGGGCGATTCGGGGCTCGTCAGTGTGAGCTGGCGAGCCCCTCGTCTCGGTGGGGACGGGCCTTCCATTGCGTTCAACGGAGACTGGCTGACACCAGCTTCGCACGCTCGGTGATGATACTGCCGATCGGCGTTTCGGCCAAGTAATCGCAAGTGTTCATGCATATTCACCCAGTATTCACCGTCGTTTGCGAGATGACGTATTCGCCTTCCTCAATACTGTATTCGCCCCATCGCCCAGTCGACCCCCATCGCCGTTACTTCGATCTATACTTGAGAGCCGCTCGATGGCCTCATCCAACTCAACCAGGGTCATCTCACGATGTGTGCCAACCCCTTGATCTTGCACGTTATTCTTGATTGCACCACACAACTCCAATAGCGTGCGAGCACAACTTCCGCGAGCATTGGCGGGGGCCATAGGGTCTCTGCAGATGGCTTGCAATGTTTCCTTGGCGAGTTGGATGATCTCATCATTGGAACGGGTTAGCTCCTGGCTTGTAGGTTCCTTGACCTTGGACATAGGGTCGTTTCCATCGAGCTGTGTTACCTGCTCCACCATGGTATCTGCAGGTTGAGACGTCCTTCATAGCCCACCTGCCGCAGTGGCATTTTCGCTGTGATCCCTTTCCGAAGCCGTTGAGCTTTGCGGCTGCGAGGAAGGCTGGCGGTGCTTCCTTCTGGCCTCCCCAGGTTCGGACGCGCGGATATGACCTTCGCCGCTTCGAGGGTCTCCAGTCGAGCTTTGAGAACTGGCTTTCGGACATGCATGCGTCTCCTGGTCAGGCTTGAGCCTACCTGCTTGCTGTGAGCTGTGCCAAGCCCGTGTGCAGAGGCGCTGTGAACCCCCCTGTGAAAATTCCCCCTCTCCTACGGAGGGGGGAATTATTGCACATCGGAGGGTTGGGTGGTTCACGCTGCAAGCCTTGAACACTGCACATCCTTATTTTGCACACTGCACATCGCCAGCAATCAGAGGCACCAGAGCGAGAGCTTCAACAGTTGGCATTTCTCCACAACACCAAGCACATACGAGAGCGCGTTGGATCGGCATTCGAGCTTTGTTCCAAAGCCGCAGATGTGCAAACTCGGCTCGCAAGTCTTGCACACGGCCTGCACATTTGAGGCTGCACCCGTGTGCAAAATCGTGTGCAAGCGACTGCACACGGCGACCCATCACGGCACCCAGATCCAGCCGTCTTTCTCGATCAATTTCCGCTCGCGGATGAGCGCTGCCTTGGCCTGATGGAAGTGCGATCGCGAGGTGGCGCTGATGCGGTTTCCGTCGACTTCGAGGATGCCGCGATCGATGAGGTCTTTGCGGATGTCGTCGAGCTTGACCTTGACGACCGGCTTGAGATCGAGGCCGTGGGTCTTCCAGCCGATCTCGTCGGAGAGGCGGCCATAGGCGTCCAGAATGCCGCCGCGCATGATCTCGCCGAAGGTCGCCGCCTTGCGCTTGCGTCCTGGCCGCTCGACGATCTGCGGCGTCAGCTGGTGGCGCGCCACGATGGCCGTGGTGATCGGCTCGCCGTCCTCGTCGCGGCCGATCTCGATGACCTCCAGCTCGAAGGCGGTCAGCGGCCCGAGCGGCCGGTCATTGGCCTTGTCGATGGTCGCGGTGCGCAGCGTGTCGCCGGACAGCGAGATCAGAACATCGACGTCGGCGAGCTTGGCATTCGATCCGCGCTCGCCGCGGCCCGAATCCTTGCCCGTATGGCCGATGGTGGTGATGTGGATGTGCTTACGCTCCTGCAGCCTGCGCAAAAAGGCGTTCACCTTGTTCTGGTCCGAGGCCTTGTTCTCGTCGCCGTTGCCGAGCGCGAGGCCCTTGTTGGCCGTATCGATGACGATCAGGCCGACGTCGTGCTGCATGTGCTGCTCGGCCTCCTCGATGGTGTCGAGCATGATGCTCACGCAGCTGCCATCGAAGAGGTTGATCTGGCGGTCGCAAATGGCGATCGGCAGCGTCTCGGGCAAGGAATCGCGCTGCTGGTAGCCGATCAGGCGCCGCCCCACGAGGCCACCGCGCTCAAGCGCAAAGTAGACGCTGCCGAACGGCGCAGGCACCTTGTAGCCGCGCCAATCCCAGCCCGTGGCACCATGCACGACCGCGTCGATCGCACTCGCCGACTTGGCCGCGCCCGGCGGTCCGATCAAGCTGGAGATCTCGCCACGCGCCAGCACGCCCTTGATCAGCCAGCCACGCGACTTGCTCTGCGCCCCAAGCTCCCAGAAGTAGGTGAGCGGCAGCGCTTGCGTCCGACCAGCTCCATTGCGCCTGCGGTGCTCGCTGAAATCGACGATCAATGGTGGCAGCTCTTGCGGGCCGCGACCGTCACCGCCTCCCTCGTCATCGGCCATCCCTGTCCCCTCCGCCCCCCGGCTAAGTCACGACAGCTTGCTGGCCAGCCTCGTGTCTCCACTCCAGAAGCGCTCGTTGGGAATGCGCTCGAAGCGCGGCAGCAGCCGCTCGATTATCCTAATCGCCGCAAGCACTTGCCCTTCCGTGTCACAGGCGACCGTCAGCACCGCCTTCTGGAATATCGCCTCCCAACAAGCCGCGCCGAGCCAATAGACGACATCGCGGTTCTCGCCGGGGTCGTTCTTCATCGCCCACAGCTCGTCGTCAGGCCCGATGATCACCACCTGCAGCTCGCATTCGGGAATCAACAGGCTCACCGCCGGGCCCTCGCCCGGCCAGCCGGGCGGAGCGAACTGCGCGAAATGCGCCTCGACCTGGATGCCGTGACGCTCAAGCACCTCGCGCGGAACCCGCGTGCTCCAGGCGGTCATCACTCGCCTCCCTCGCCAGGAAGCGCCTTGTGCAGGATCAACGCCGCAGCCTGCAGGGCCGAGGCATAGGCCATCAGACGCCGCACCACGTAGATCGCGCCGACATCGTCGCTCAGCTCCAGGAAGTTGCTCAACGTCGTCAGCGTCAGCGTCATGGCATCCGCCATCTCCGCCATCTGGCGCCGCGTCTCGATGCGTCGATCCTCGTCAAGCACGTCACGAAAGGCCTCGACGTGCTCCTTGCTCCCCCTGGCCTTTTCCTTCATTGTCTCGCTGCCGATCGGCATGGGTCGTCTCCTGTTGATTGGTTCCAGTTCAAAGACTTGGTCCTCCGCGAGCTGGGTGACGTTCCTGAATCTCTCTCTCAGGCACGTCTGTTGTGTTGGGCATCCACTCGAAGGGACCGGCCTGTCGAAGGGCGCCGGAGGATATCCTCCCCCACGGCACCGAAGACCGCCGGTCCCACTTTCGCAAAGGAATCAGCCCGAGGCTACTGTGGACCGCGAGGCTGTGGATAACTTCTGAATTCGGCAAACATTTCAGCTCAGTAGAGCAGCCGCGGGCCCTCGCTCCAGCCCTTCAGGAACTGATACCAAGCGAAATTGTCGAAGCCGACATTCGCCGAATCAGGCAGCCACTTCACCCGCCCGATCGGCACGATCGCCGCGCAGCCCGCCAGCAGCGGACGCGCCTGCCGCGTCGCCGCCCAGTCCCAGTCGATCAGCAGCCACGTCGGCACCAGCGACGCAAACTGCGCGATCAGCTGGTGCATCACCTCGCGCCCGTGCGGCGGATTGGTGATGATGGCGTCCGCCTCGGCCAGATCCTCGAACGACAAGAGCCGCGCGTCCCGCCCGTAGCGCAGGTCGCCCTCGAAGACGCACTCGAGCCCCGCCGCGGTCAGATGCCTGACCAGATCCCCGTCGCCGCAGCACGGCTCGGCAAAGCGCAAAATCCCGCCCAGATGCGGCAGTAGCGGATCGACCGCAGATCGCGGCGTCGGATAGAAATCCAGATGCCGACGCGCGAAGGCCTCGCTCCGCTTGCTCACCTGATCACGCCCCACGAGCGCAGCTGCAGCCGCACCTCCTCGAAGCTCGTCGTGCAGAACCAGGGATAGCCATGCGCGTGGCACCAGTCGCGGAACTCCTCCTGCTCGTCCGACAGCCTGCCCTTACCGCGCCGCTTCAGCTCCAGGAAGTGCAGGCCGCGACCGCCAGGACCGATCAGGATGAAGTCTGGCCAGCCACGCTGCACGCCCATGCGCTTGAGCCTCGCCCCGGTCGGCGACCAGCGCCGACCCTTGGCATCGACCTTGTGGTCGCGGTTCTCGCCGCTCGGGTAGTGCGCCCATCGCCAGCCGGGCGACACCTGCCAGCGCAGCAGGTCCGCCACCGCCGCCGTGAAGGCGAACTCCAGCGGCGCCGCAGGCTTGCGCACCCGCTTGGTGAACAGGTCGATCTGGCCGAGCTTGGCCATCAACTGCTCTCGTGCGTGCGGACGTAGCCTCCGCTCCGTGGTGGATCTTCCCAGACGACCGACACCTTCTCGAAGCGTTCGGCGATGCGATCGACGTGAAAGTTCAGAGCTTCAAGCTCCTCCGCGATATTGGTCAGCTCGCCGATCTTGTCAGCGATCCTGCCGAGCACGCTCAGCAGCTCCTTCACCTGTTCCTCGGTCATTGCTCCAGCACTCCGATCATCGCTTCCAGGTGATCCGACGCCCGGCGCTGCTGGTCGGCCATCTTCTCCTGGTGGTCGGCAATGCGCCGCTGCTGCTTCACCAGCCCGTCGAACGACAAGGCGATGCTCTGCAGCGAGTTGACCAGATCCGCCAGCAGTCCCGCCAGGGTCTGGGCCACGTGCTCGGCTTCTTCAGGCGTCATGTCGTCTTCTCCTCCTTGATCTCTTCCAGCCGCAGCACCCAGCGGCGCCGCTTCGGCGCGTCCGGGTCATAGGTCTCCTGCGACCACAGCTCGGGCGGTGCCGTGAGGCCGCCCGCCGCCAGCGCCTGGGTCATCAGCAGGTAGGTCTGGGGCGGGAACTTGCCCCACCGCTTCCAGCGGGCCACCTGGGCCATCTGGCGCCGCGTCAGGCGCGAGACCGCAGCCGTGCCGCCCAGCGCCTCGATGATCTCGGTGCAGGTCGTCAATGTCGTGCTCATGGGCGCAAAAGATATTGACCACCCAGGCTTGCGTCAAGCAGCCTCATAGTCCATATTGACCTTGCGGTTTGAGCCGCACAACGGAGAACTTTAATGAACACCAACGGACCCCTGCTGATCCGCGACAACCTGCGCTACCAGCACTCAGGCTACCTCTGGCCGATGCGCCACAAGGAGCTTTACGAAGCCCTCGGCCTCGATCCCAAGCGCCACCTGCCCGACGCCGGGCTCCCCGAACGAATGGTCGGCAACGTGCGCTGCTGGGTCGTGCCCAAGATCCCGGGCAAGAGCCAGGACGCAGCCCGCGTCAAGTGCATCTGCCCGCACTGCAACAAATGGCTGACGGCTGGCAAATTCCATCAGCACTTCAAGATGATGCACAAGGCCGACTTCAAGGCCCAGCCGACCACCGAGGCGCCCACCACCGTCACCCTGGTCGGCGGCCCGACCCCGACCGAGACCATCGTCGTCGTGCGCCGCTTCGCCGACGGCAAGTGCGGCCTGCTCGGCTTCGCTGGCTACGTCACCCACCACGGCTGGCGGTTCATCCCCCACGGCTCCGGCCGCTTCCCCTCGCGCCGCTTCTGGCCGACCTGGGAGGCCTGCCTGCCCGACTGGGTCGGCTACCCCGGCGGCTGCGAGACCATGACCCTGGCCCAGTGGAAAGAGGAGCAGGCCCGATGAGCCCCGATTTCAACGACGGCCTCGACGAGCTGTTCGGCGGCCCCGCCGTCGAGCCCGCCGCACCCCGCGCCACGCCCCCGCAATGGGCCGTGGAGGCCGAGGAGCGCGCCTACTTCGAGCCCTGCCGCAAGTGCCGCGGCACCGGCTCCTACGGCCATTTCGGCGTCTGCTACGCCTGCTCCGGCAAGCGCGGCAAGACCTTCAGGACGCCGCCCGCCCAGCGTGCCCAGGCGAGAGCCAAGGCCGCCGAGCGCCAGCAGCGCGGCGCCGAGCAGAACTGGGAGGCGTTCGCCAAGTCGGCGCCCGCCACCGCCGCCTGGATCCTGGCCAAGATGGACAACTTCGGCTTCGCCGCCGCCATGCACGACGCCGTGCGCCGCTTCGGCGGGCTCACTGACCGCCAGGAAGCCACCTGCGCCCGGCTGATGGCCGCGGACGCCGAGCGTGCCGCCCAGCGCCAGCAGAAGGCCGCGGAGGCGCCTACCGTCGACGTGTCGCGCATCGAGCAGGCCTTCGCCGCGGCCAAGGCCTCGGGGCTCCGATACCCGAAGCTGCGCCTCGCAGGCTTCGTCGTCTCGCCCGCCGGAGCGGCCTCGAAGAACGCTGGCTCGCTCTACGTCAAAAGCGATTCCGACGTCTACTTGGGCAAGGTCACCTCGGGCCGCTTCTTCGCGGCCAGGGAGTGCGACGACGAAACGAGGGCCCGGGTGATTGAGGCCGCCAGCGATCCCGACAAGGCCGCGGTCGCCTACGGCAAGGAGACCGGCTCGTGCTCGTGCTGCGGCCGTGAGCTGACCGACCCCACGAGCATCGCCCGCGGCATCGGGCCGATCTGCGCCCAGCGCTTCGGCTGGTGACGTTTCGAGGGCGCCCCCACGCGGGGCGCCTCACGAAGCGCCATCGCTTCAACCCAACGGAGAGGACCAAATGTCTACTGAGAAAGAGATCGAATTCCTGGCGCTCGGCTACGCCGTCGGCGGCCGCCAGGGAATGGGCTGGGTGGCCTACGCCATCCTGATCAAGATGCTGCTGCCGGTGTTCGGCGTCATCGTGATGGCGGTCGTCTACGGCGCCATGATGCTGTGGGAGGCCACTGGGTGGCGAGGGGTCTTCGAGATCCTCGGCACGTTCGCCTTCATCGCCGTCCCGGCTGGTTTCGTCATCGGCTTGGACAAGCTCGCCAACGCCATCAGGGACCGCATCCGCAAGGCGCGTCGCCAGGAGGTGAAGTCATGAGCCGGGACGATTCATTGCGCGGCCTCGACGCCTGGATCACGCGCGAGGAGGACTGGAGCGCGTTCGAGCAGGAGCAGAACGACGCGGAGATCGAGTGCGCCATCGCCAGGGCGCTGATCGCCTGCGGCCTCAAGCGCGGCTGGTCGATCGACGTCTTCGACGGCGAGGAGTTCACGCTCCGCAAGAGCCGCGACGGCGAGGCGATCTTCAAGGCGCTGGCCACGACCGACCAGGACGTGCTGCGCTTCCACGACGGCGACCGCAGGATCGGCAACGTCCTGCTGATCTGGGGCAACGGCTGCGACCTCGTGTCCGATTGCTCCGACTATCCCGAGATCGTCGAGCTGATCGAGGAGGCCAAGCCATGAGCGGCTACGTGTTCGTGCTGGGGCACTGCATCAGCTGCCGCCAGCCCTTCACCTTCAACCCGCACCGGGTGCCCAGCCTCGTGGTCAACGGCGTGCGGGAGCCCGTCTGCCGCGCCTGCATCGAGGCTGCGAACCCGCGGCGCAAGGCCAACGGCCTCGCCGAGATCGAGATCCAACCCGACGCCTACGAAGCCATTCCCGAGGAGGAGCTGTGATGCCCAAGAGACGCATTTTCGAAGCGACGCACCCGGACGGGTCGACCATCCGTCGCAGCAGCGACACGATGGTCTACTCGCACGCGGTCGTGTTCTGGCGCGACGCCTGGAAGTACCAGGACACGGTCGTCCCGGCGCAATGGTCCAAGCCTCAATGGCAGTCGCGGCGCGACCTCGCCGAGAAGATCGCCAACAGCGAGAGGCGCGCCGGGCGCTCGCGCGTCGAGATCCTGGACGTGCGCGAGGTGACGAAATAGCGGGGCTTGAACTCGCGACTGTTCACCACCATTCTCAAGTCTTCGCAACGCCTACCCAACCAACCAACGAGAGAGACCATGACGACCAAGACCAAGACCATCCTCGGAGCGGCCCTGCTGGCCGCCTCGATCGTGACGCCCGCCGCGGCCCACGACTACGCCAACGACCTGTTCTGCGCGGTCCACGACGCCAAGGGCAACACCTACTCCTACGCCTTCGGCCGCAACACCGAGGAGGCCTCCGGCAACGCCGGGACCTTCGTCGAGACCGGCTTCAAGAAGAACACCCAGTGGGTCGCCAGCGACACCGGCCGCCGTCCCGTCTGGAGCTGGAGCGTGTCCAACGGCAGCGGCAATCTTGCCAACGACAAGTTCCTGACGCTGGTGCCGCCGACCGGCGACGGCTGGTCCCTGGTCATCCATGTGGGTGGCCTGGGCGCCTCGCTCGGGCGCTACGGCACGCCGATTGCCAACGGCATGTGCGCGTTCGCCAAGCCGGTCGTCGCCGACCAGGGGCTGTGAGACCGGGGCCGGGAGTTTACTTCGCAGCTGTTCGCGTGTATTCTCTCGGCTTCGTTGATTCGCCCACCACAAGGACCAAAAACATGCCCGCCACCGTCCGCGCCAATGGCCAGAAATACGACCTCTTCGACAGCGATGGAAAGCTCGTCGACAGCTTCTTCTCCTACTTCGCCGCCCGCGTCCGCCAGGATCTCCTGAACGAGACCGTGCGCGAGCAGTCGCCCGCCATGAAGGCGGCGCTCACGGCGATCGACCGCGAGACCGCGGCCTGCATCTACCGCTCGCGCAAGGACATGGCCCGCGCCATCCTGCGCGGCGAGCCGAACCGGCACGTCAGCAATCGCCCGCTGCACATCGCGCAGCGGTTCGCCAGACTGAAGCTCCACCAGATGGAGGCACGAGACCCCGCTTGACGGGACAGGGGGCGCGGCTCTGGCGTAGGGGCACCTGTGAGGGGTATGCGCCGCGCCCCCGACGAAACGACGGTCGCCGATACACCCAGGCACCACCGTCGGGCTCCGATCGCGCCCCCGCGCGGTCGGGGCCACCTTGATCCAGAAATGAGGCACGAATGATGCCCGCCCAACCAGACGAGGACACCACCATGAACGAGACCACCAACCGCGAGCTGGCCCACCCGGCCTTCGCCTCGCCGCTCAACCTGATCGCCACGGCGCTCTCGACCGGCGCCTCGATCGAGATGGTCCGCGAGCTGCTGGCGCTGAAGCGCGAGCACGAGGCCGACGAGGCCCGCAAGGCCTGGGCCGCCGCCATGGCCGAAGCCGCGGCCGAGCTGCCAGCGATCGTCAAGACCAAGACGGTCGACTTCACGACGACGAAGGGCCGGACCAATTATCGCTACGAGGGCCTCGACGACGTCGTCGACACGATTCGTCCGGTGCTCGCCAAGCACGGCCTGTCGCATTCCTGGGAGATCGTCGAGCAGGGCGACCGCATCGTCGTCACCTGCCGCATCGCGCACCGCGACGGCCACGCGCAGGGCGCGACCCTGTCGGCGCCGCGGGACGAGAGCGGGATGAAGAACTACATCCAGTCGAAGGGCTCGGCCATCACCTACCTGCAGCGCTACACGCTCAAGGCCGCGCTCGGGCTCGCCGCCTCGGCCGATGATGACGGCGCCGCCTCTGGCGCCGCTCCTGGCAGCCAGGACGTGCCCACCACGATCACGGCCGAGCAGGCCGCCTCGATCCTGGCGCTGGCCGACGACATCGCCGACAAGGGCGTGCTCGATCGCGTCCGCGCCCAGCTCAACGTCAAGTCGATCGAGGAGATCCCGGCGGCCCGCTTCGACACGGTGATCAAGCGTCTGCGCGCCACCAAGGTCAGGGAATCGCAATCGCAACCCAAGGAAGGCAACGCACAATGAATGTCATCGACGTCGAACAGGGCTCGCCCGAATGGCACGCGCTGCGGGTCGGCAAGGTCACCGCGTCACGTGTCGCGGAGATCATGGCGAAAACGAAAACCGGCGCCAGTCGCTCGGCCCGCCAGAACTATCTCGCCGAGCTGATCGCCGAGCGCCTGACCGGGCGCCCGGCGGCCCGCTTCCAGTCGCAGGCGATGGCCTGGGGCACCGAGCAGGAGCCAGCAGCGAAACTCGAGTACGCCTTCTCGCGCGATCTGGTCGTGCAGCCGGTCGGCTTCGTCATGCACCCGCACGTCGACCACTTCGGCGCCTCGCCCGACGGCCTCGTGACCGATCCCAACGGCGACGTCGGGCTGGTCGAGATCAAGTGTCCCTTCACCGCGACCCACATCGCCACGCTGCAGAGCGAGCGCGTGCCGGGCGAATACGTCTGGCAGATCCAGGCGCAGCTGGCCTGCACCGGCCTCGGCTGGGCCGACTTCGTCAGCTTCGATCCGCGTCTGCCGCCAGCGCTGCAGCTGTTCGTCAAGCGCGTGCCGCGGGACGACGAGCTGATCGAGGCGATCGAGGCCGAGGTCGGCGTCTTCCTCGACGAGCTGGACGGCGCCCTGGCGGATCTGAAGCGCCGCTTCTCGGTCGAGGAGGTGCCAGCCGATGGCTGATCATCCAGACTTCTTCGACGAGCTGGAGGGCGCCGCGCGCAGCGGCGACCCTGAGACCTCGCACGCAGCCGCCGCGATGCCCAAGGGCACCCTGGCGCTGGAGGTGCTGACCTACCTCGCCAGGATCGGCAGGCCGGTCACTCAGATCGAGTGCGAGCGGTTCTACCGCGACACCAAGCGCAGGCACGGGCCGCGGTTCGTGCAGCTGGAGGACGCCGAACTGATCGAGCGGGTGCGCCGCCCCGACGGCAAGGTGATGACCGTCAAGCTGGAGCGCACCCACCGCGAGCTGTGGCGCATCAACGACAACGGCCGCGCCTTCCTCCACGACCCCCTGGCCGTGCTCGCCGCCCGCCTGATCGCCCTGCTGGTCACCCTGGCCCGCTGGCCCGCCCACCTCTGACCCTTGAAAAAGGAGGTGTTCACGCCTATTCTCTAGTCTCCACGCCTGCCCAACCAACGAGAGAGACGGACCAAATGAACATGGAATATCACGAGCTTGCCGAGCTTCCCGCCTACACGGGCCCGCAGGGCAACAACGCCACCTACCGCTGGTCGGGCGCTGATGCGCCGCCCGCGATCGGCGACCTGATCAACGTCAAGCTGCGCGGCATCGGCCGCAGCCGGGTGCTCGGCTACTTCGCCGAGGGCGGCTGGCTCGGCGTCCTGGTGCAGCCGCTCGACCCCGCCGACTGGGTCGTCGCGCAGAACGGCACCAAGCCCTGCCACGCCTTCGGCATCGAGATCGGCCCGGACGTCAGGACACCGCTGGTGTCTCCCGAGGAGATGGAGGCACTGCGTGCCTTCAGGCGGGTCTACGGGCGCAGCTGGAAGCACCAGCTGTCGCAGGTCTACTGGCCCGCGGCGAAGACCTTCCGCGGCTCGCACGACCCCAGGCATGGGGCGCTGCTGCAGGGCCTGCGCAACCGGCTGGGCCCGCGCTGGCTCGCCGACTTCCGGTTCCCGGCGGATTGAGGGGCAGCACCATGACCACCGACATCAGCACCAGCACAGAGGGCCGCGCCGCGGCCCTCTTTCGCCGTATCCACGAGGCTGCCTGCAAGGACTTCGCCACCGCCTACGGGCGCGACGACGTCGAGCCGTTCGCGTTCGGGATCGGCTCGGGCGAGGACATCCCCGGCATGCCCGAGGACGTCCACTTCTACGTCTACGCCCGGCGCAAGTGGGCGACGCCGTTCCGCACCAGCTGGAGCATGGAGCACTTCATCGACGGCGAGCAGGTCACCGGGCGCGCCTTCCTGCGCGCCCTCGAAGCGCGCCTCGCAGCGGGAGGATCGTGATGGAACACACATGGTATTCGCGAGACAAACGCCTGCAGCTGCGGTTGACGCTTCAGCAGGCCGAGGCCGCATCTCTGGCAGATGATGTTTACGATCTGTGCAAAGTGCCGGAGGTCGCCAAGCAACTCGCGCAGATGAGCCAGGGCGACGTGCGCAAGGAGCTGGCTCGACTTGGCTACAAGCCCGCCGAGATGCTCGATGCCGGGCGCAATCTTGAGAACATCGTCTGGTCTGCTTGCATCGAGACGATCGAGGCCACCTTCGCCCAGGACGATGAGAAGGACGCCCGATGATTCTGCACTACATGGCCGAGCCCTACCCGGTCTCGATGTCCTACTTCGACTGGAGGGCGCTGGTGAAGTTTCTGCGCGACCTGCAGCTGCGCCAGAAAGTGCGGCCCGGCACCGCCGAGGAGAAGAGGCGCGCCCGCTGCGCTGGCAAGTGGGCCGACGAGATCTTCGATGAGGCGGAATACATCCTGGCCAAGCGTCCGCGCGCCACCCAGTCCGCACCCATCGAGCTGGAGCGCTCGATGGGACAGTGGCTGGAGGTTGCCGGGCACCTGTTGTCCGCGGCCCTGGTGCAGAGCCCTGGCGACGACCACGACCACACGCTCGACCTGATCGAGCAAATCCACTTTTCGCTCGATGTCGCCTCGCAGCCGGGGCCGGAGGACCAACCATGATTCTCACACGCACCTACACCGTCACCCGCGTGGCGCCGAACGACTGGAGATTGTTCGGCCCTGGTCGCGACTTCATCGCGATCTTCAAGCGCCGCAAGGAGGCGGTGCTCACGGCCCGGCTGCTCGCCGGATGGCGCGGCAATGTCGCCGTCGACATCGGCAAGGGTCCGGTCCTGGTGGCCGGGGCCAGACTGCCCCAGCGCCAGGAATCGCAGCATCAACCGCAGGAGTGACCGATGGCCAAGATCCAGAACCAGCTGCTCGCGACCGACCCGACCGGGCTCGCGAATTTCCTGGAGCGGGAGGCACTGACCATGCACCCGCTGCAGTTCTATCGCGAGGCCATCCAGAACGAGATCGAGGCTGGCGGCTCGGCCGTGGTCATCGATGGCTGGCGATCGCCCGACGGCACGCTCCTGGCCCGCGTTAGCGGCGACGGCAGGGGCATGACCCATGCCCAGCTCGTCGACCACCTGGGCACCGTCCTGAAGACCGAGAAGGGCGCCGCCAACTGGGGCATCGGCGCCCGCATCGCGGCCCTGCCCAACAACAAGGGCGGCGTCAGCTTCGCCTCGCGCACCGCCGGGACCGGCGAGGGCGACGGCATGATCATGCTGCTCAAGGATCGCGACCGCTACGTCATGCGCAACTGGGAAGTGGATTCGACCGACGTCGACGGTGACCCGATCGTCGCCGTCGAGCGGGTCGTCGCGCCCTGGCCGGGACAGCTCGACCAGATCGGCCGCGCCAGCGGCACCGCGGTCATCCTGCACGGCAACGGCGTCGGCTCGACGTGGTCAGACCAGCTGGCCCACAAGATCCACAACTTCCTGGCCCGCCGCTATTTCGAGTTTGGCAATGGCGCCAACGTCTACGTGCGCCACGGTTCCGGCCGCAAGATCCGGGTGGTGCCGTTCGGCGAGGCGATCCTGCGCGGCGCCCAGCACAATGGCCAGTTTCGATTCGCCGATGTCGGCGGGCTCAGCGGCACCATGTTCTGGTGGATCATGCCGCCGACGCTGGAGCTGAAGAAGATCCTCTCGGGGCACAACGACGTCGGCCACGGCATCGGGCTCCTGTGCGATCACGAGATCTTCGACTACCGGCCCGAACAGCTGACCGCCTTCGGCATCCCCTACAAGTCGGTGCAGAGCCGCATCGCCATCCTGGTGCAGGTGGACGGCGCCGCGATGGACACCAGCCGCAGCTCGGTCGTCTACCCGCTCGGCAAGAAGGAGGCGCACAAGCGCAACACGCCATGGGCGGCGCTCGGCAAGTACTTCTCCGAGCACATGCCAGCCGAGATCGACGAGCTGATGTCGCAGGTCGCGGTGTCGACCTCGATCTTCTCGGAGGACGCGGCCAAGAAGCTCGACGTCGACTGGATGAAGTGGATCAAGCCGGTGCCGGTGACGGTGGCCTGCAAGACCGGCACTCCCTCGATCGGCAAGCAGCCGGGCGGCGGCGTGCCTGCAGGCACCGGAGGCACGGGCGGCCGGGCTGGCAGCGGCACCAGGGGCAAGCAGGGGCACCATCGCGCCGCGGCAGGCACCGATCCGAGCAAGACGGTGCATCGGGTGGTGACGCCCTCGGTGAGCTTCGTCGAGGCCTCGGAGATGCCGGACGATCATCCCTACATCATGTGGGTCGAGACGCACTCGACCGTGCAGATCTCGCGCGAGTTCCCGCCCTACGTCCGCGAGGTGCAGCGCTGGATCGAGAAGACCGAGCACCCGAAATCGGTGGTCAGCGCGGCGATCGAGAACGCCTACAAGATCGAGTATGCGGCGCACATCATCGACGCCAACGGCCAGCGCGGCGCCAAGCTCGACGCCGCCCAGATCGAGCAACTGAAGTCGGACATGGCGCTCTACGCCAAGGCGCTGGGTTGCCAGTCGCTGAGCGAGACGATCCAGGTCTACCTGAAGGCAGCTGTGAAGTCGGTGTGATGTCGCGCCGCGTCATCATCATCAACGGCCCGGCCGAGCGCGAGAAGGCGGTCGGCTGGGTCCGCTCGGCGCCGCCGAAGACGGTACTCGAGTTCCGCGATCCGGCCCGGTCGAGCCAGCAGAACGCGCGCATGTGGGCGATGCTGTCGCGCATCTCCCGGCAGCTCTGCTGGCACGGCCAGTACTACCCGCCCGAGGCCTGGAAGGACTTCTTCACCCACGCGCTGCAGGGCGAGAAATGGATGCCCGCCGAGGACGGCGGCTACGTGCCGATCGGGCACTCGACCTCGCAGCTGTCGGTCGAGGAGCACTCCGAGCTGACGGCGCTGATCGAGGCCTTCGCTGCGCGCCAGGGAGTGGAGCTGTGAACGAGCTGGACGACGACCGCGCCTGTGATTTGATCACCGAGAAGCTGGTCAAGCTCGGGGGTGAATCCATGGCGCACAGGATCAAGAAGAAGTCGGAATTCGAGCGCTGGGACGGGCGGTTCTTCTACTACGCCCTGGTGCTTCGCGGTGGCTTGATTCCTGGCCAGCGCCCGCGCACCCGCGTGGCGATCATCACCGACTGCACCTTCGACGACCAGGGCAAGATCGTCGCCGCCCGTGGCTTCATCTCGTCGAAGAACAAGCTGCGGATCGAGCCCGACACCATCATCACGACCTGGACGGAGAAGCCTCGCGCCTCGGTGATCCGGCGCGCCCGCCAGACCTTGCCGGTCAGCCCAGGCTTGTAAATTCCACTGCCGTCCACTACTGTTCAAGACCGAAGGAGACGACAACATGAATGAACCGATCCGAACAACCTGGGCCTGCTACGGCCAGGACGGCAACAAGCTTCTCGGCTTCGTGGCGGCACCGACCGACGTGGAGGCCATTGGCATCGCGCGCCAGCGCTACGGCGACGGCCTGATCAGGCTGGTGGACAGTTCGAAGAGCGGCCGCGAGCAGTGGCTCGCGCGCCATGGCATCGAGGAGGACATCTGATGAAGCGCCCGTCACCGAGCTTGGAGCGTCGCCTCAACGCGGCGCCCGACTACATCGTGCTGCGTGACTTCCTCAAGTTGGCGCAGATCGGCCGCACCCACTTCTACAAGCTGATCGCCCGCGGCCAGCTGCGCGGCGTCAAGATCGACGGCAAGACGCACATCCCGCGCGAGGAGGCTGACCGCTTCCTGCACCAGCCGCCGCAGCCGTTGATCACCCCGACGATGCGTCGCATGAGCGGCGTCGATGCGTAGCGCGCTGGTCGCGCTCGCACTCCTCCTCGCGGTCCAGTCCGATGCGCAAGCCGCTCACTGTCCTCGGATGCTTTTTTATCGCGTACATCTTGGGCGATGCGTTCCTCGTTCTAGTCATCTCGCCCTCCCTTATTTTCATCCACTTCGTGATCGGCGTCACGCGCGGCGTCTGGCGCATCTTACGCGCCCGTCTGTCAGGCCCGCCAAGCCCGCCAGCAGCTCGCCAGACGGCCCGGACGTGACCATCCCCTTCGAGGTGCCCGATTCAATCGTCGGCCGCCCACGGGGCTTTTTTGACCGCCTGTGAGGACGCCATGCCGACCGAGGAAGAACTGATCAACGCCATGCCCGCCGACCGTTACGGCACCAACCCGGTGCGCTGGGCGCATGAGTTCGCGCGCCATTCGAAGAATGTCGGCTACGAGCCGATGGACCATATGTGGCTGACGGCTTGGTTCGGGGCCGCGATCGAGGCGGGCTATGCCGCGGCCCAGCGCAAGGACAAGGGCATCCAGAAGGCGGCCGATGCGGTCTGGAACGACGCCCTGTCGCAGGCCGTGTTCTCCATCCACCAACTGAGGAGGTGAACCATGTACAGCAATTTCGACAAGGCCTTGGAGGCGCGTCGCGAGATGATGACGCGCGAGCGGGTCTACCCCAGGTGGATCGAGGCCAAGAAGATCAAGGCCGACGAGGCCGCCCGGCGCATCGCCATCATGACCGAGATTGCCACCGACTACGACGAGCTGGTGCGCAAAGACATGGGCAAGGCGCCTTGAGCTTTCTCCTGCGCGCAGCTCGAAGGCGGCAGGCGATTTCCCATTATCTTCGAGAGGGACAAAAACGATGAGCGACGCGACCAACGAGAACGAGACCCTTGAGACCGAGATCTCCAAGGTGCTCGGCAACAACCAACAGAGCTTCGGGCAGCGCCGCCCGCAGATCCCGATTCCTGCGCCGCCGCCGGAGGACCGGATGCGCCACGCCATGGCGTCTGTCGATCGGCAGCTGAACACCGAGACGCTGTCGATCGAGGCCTTCGTCGACGAGGCGATCCACGCCCGCATCCTGCAGGTGCGCGGCAAATACGAGGCCGGGCCGCGCGACTCATACGTGCGCAAGATGGTGCTCGACGCGATCAACTCGATCAATGCGTCGAACTCTCACCTGATCGACCGCTGACCATTCCCCGCCTCCTGGACGACCAGGGGGCGGGCTTTCCTTGGGAGGAATCACATGTCGTATCGGGAACGGCTGGAACGCCACAGGGCCGAGCAGCGGCGCAAGGAGTGGATCGCCTGGATGTGGGACGCCGCGGCCCTGCTGCTGCTGATCGGCCTGTTCGTGTTCACCTGGGTGGCGATATGAGCGCAGAGCACTACGAGGGCGGCACGCCGAAGACGCTGGTCAAGCTTGAGGACGGAGACCGGATCGCGCGGCTACAAGAATTGAACCGCTCGCAGACGGCGAGCGCGGCGAAGCGGATCGACGAATTGCAGACGACCATCACGGAGCTGGAGCGCGAGCTGGAGCTGCAGCACAAGCTGGTTGCCGGGCTCGAGTCGGATCTCGCCGAGATCGCCGATCTAAAGCGAATCAATCTCGACCTGCACGAGCGCGTCACCAGCCTGGAGGCGGATCTCGCCGAGAAGGACCAGCGCATCGGGAGGCTGGTCGTCGAGCTTGGGGCGGCGAGGATGATGCAGCGCAGTGACTTTGCCGAGCGCACGGCCAGCGAATTGAGCGACGCTCGCGCCCGCATCGCCGAGCTGACTGAGGCCAAAAACGAGCGTGGCAGGCGCGTCGATGAGCTGGTGGCGGAAGTCGAGAAAACGCGCCGCCACTGGATGTCGGAATGCCTGAAGGCCAATGCCAAGGTGGCCGAGCGCGACAAGCGCATCGCCGAGCTGGAGGCCTTCATCAAGGGTCCGACCGTGTTCGGGACGACGCGCCATGACTGAGGGCCGCACTCCCCAGGCGATGCTCGACAAGATGACCTTCCTGATCCGCGAGAACGCGCACCTGCGCGACGCCAACGAGACGCTGTGGAGGCTCATCGAGAAGCAGAAGGCCCGCATCCAGAACCGCGACAACCGCATCTCCGAGCTGGAGGCCGCCCTGGCGGAGCTGAGCCCTGACCACCGCGACCAGGGGCTCGTGGCCCGCGTGCTCGCGGCCCGCGCCAAGCATTTCACGTGAAACATTTGAGGTGACCCATGCTCATCAAGGCGATCGAGATCCGCGACAAGCACACGTTCATCCCCGCGATCGCGGTCAAGATGTTCAAGCAGAACGCGGCCCAGGACTACCTGCTGCGCCGGGCCGGGCTCGGCTCCGCCGGGAGCTTCTCGATCTTCCTGATCGACCTCAACCGCGGCGCGGGATTCATCGACCCGCATCAGTGGGGCTCGCGCACCATGCGCAACGCCCATGGCTGGCTCGAAGAGCACTTCGACGAGATCCATGACGGCCACGTCGTCGACGTCGAATACATCCTCGGCGAGGTCGAGCAGCCCAAGACCAGCGAGGCCTTCGACACCCCATGAGGAACCTCGACGAGCTGAACCGCTTCCGGGTGACCGACGCCGCGGTGCGCAAATACTACGGGTCGGTGGGCGACAGCACGACCGGCGTCTTCCACGTGCCGCTCGGCTCGGCCAAGCTGATGATCGTGGCCAGCAGCGGCGACGGCTGGGACCATGTCAGCGTATCGCTGCGCAACCGCTGCCCGACCTGGGCCGAGATGGATCACGTCAAGCGCCTGTTCTTCAAGCCCGAGGAGACGGCGATGCAGCTGCATCCGCCGGAGGCCGAGCACGTCAACCTGCACCAGTACACCTTGCACCTGTGGGCGCCGCAACGGACGCAGATCCCGCGGCCCCCGCTTGAGTTCGTCTGATCAACCAGGAGAGAGAGACCATGACCATGACCTTGCAAGAAGTCGCCGCGGAGCTGCAGCTGCTGGTGCGACGCATGAAGCAGCCGGAGCCGCCGGAGCCTGTCGACAGTCACCACGAGGCCTGGATGGCGCAGCCGCGCTTTCCGTTCAAGGCGAGGCTCGAGTTCCTCCATGACGTCAATCCCTGGTCGCCGAGATCTCAGGGCTTCCGCTACTACGAGACGCTGCTGAAGTCGCGGGCGACGACCATCGATGAGGCGATCGCCGTGGCCGTGAAGATGGGAATCACGCGCAGCGAGGCGCAGAAGCACCTGCGCTGGATCTACACCTGGGTGCGGGCCAAGGGGTTCCCATTCATCGCCGTCGACGGCAAGACCTATGGAGCGAACGGTGACTGACGACCTGGAGCCGACCCTGCTCAGCCAGATCGTGCGGGTGCTGCGGACCAACTACGGCACCGAGCCGGTGAGCGGCATCTGCGCCAAGCATCTGGTGAAGGTGTTCAGCGAGCAGCTCGCCCCGGTGCTCCAGGAGCTGCAAAAACGACGCTGGGAGCGCGATCAGGCGATCGTGGACCTGCACAGGGCCCTGCAACGCGCGGACGCCCTGGAAGCCCGTTTGCGGGCCCTGGAAGGGCATTTAGAGAGGAACGGACAATGATGGACGAGACGACCTTCGAATATCTTCGGCCGACCGAGGCGCAGCTGGCCACCATGCAGGGCTTGCGCGAATCCTTCGCCAAGCTGGCCAGGGAGATCGGCGCCAACGTGCCGGAGAGCCGCTACCGATCGCTGACGCTGACCAGCCTGGAGGAGGCCGCCATGTGGGTCAACAAGGCCATCACCCGGCACGGGGACGGGAAGCCGCGGGCATGACCAGACCGCGCATCGCCCACATGCTGCAGTTCATGCATTGCAAGGACTGCGGCTTGTTGCACCTCATGCTGCTCGACGCCAATGGGCACGAGTTCGCCGTCGCACTGCTGGGCGACCAGGACGCGGTGCAGATGATTGCCGAGATGCACGACTATCTGCGCCTAAAGACCGGCGCGCCGCAGTCGCAGATGCGGCACTGAAAAGGAAAGAGCGGCGGGGAGGCTTAGCTATGACCTCGGGCCGCCGCTCTCCATTCACCGGAAATGGCTGATCAAGCCATCTGCACAGTGAATCACTTCCGCGTCGCCTGATGCTGCTGACGCGCCCCCATGGCGCCAGCTCGCGTCGGTGTCGGCTGCGGCGGAACAGGTTCTCCTATCGGATGTGACGGGTGCGGCTGATCTCCCGGCAACCCGTGGTCAGGATGCGGCTGGTCACCCGGCAAGCTGTGATCGGGGTGCGGCGGCTGGCCCGGCAGTCCCTGGTCCGGGTGCGGAGGCTGCGGCTGCGGCAGGCCGCCGCCACCGTAGTTCGGCGGCACGAACACCCAACCATAGATCGGCGAGTAGACCCAGTGGCCCTCGATGTAGATCGGGTGGGCCGGATGCGCTGGCGACCCCGGAGGCACGCCTGCGATCGGGTGCGAGGGATGCTCGATGCCCCAGCCCGGCTCCGTGCCACCGCCCGGAGGTTGCGGCCAAACGCCGGGAGGCGGCCCCCCTGGCGCAATCGGATGGGCAGGATGCCCGGGAGGTCCGCCAGGAGCGATCGGGTGACCCGGGTGAGCCCCGCCGGGAGGTGTTGGCCACACGCCCGGAGGAGGGCCGCCCGGTGCGATCGGGTGAGACGGGTGCCCCGGTGTTCCAGGCGCGATCGGATGCGCCGGATGCCCGGGCGAGGGCGGCTGCGGCCAGATGCCAGGAGGTGGGCCGCCAGGAGCGATTGGATGACCGGGATGGGCGCCGCCAGGAGGTGTCGGCCAGATCCCGGGAGGTGCACCACCGCCGCCAGGAGGCTGTGGCCAGATGCCGGGCGGTGGCCCGCCGGGTGCAATCGGGTGGCCAGGATGCGCCCCACCGGGAGGTGTCGGCCAGATGCCAGGAGGTGGGCCGCCCGGCGCGATCGGATGCGTCGGGTATCCCGGATCGACGACCTGCTGCAGCACTTCGATCACGGCGAGATACTTCATGGGGCAACCTCCTGTTTTGGATTATGGATGGCGGCGCGACACTGGAACACAACTCCCCCAGTGTCGAGGGGAGCAGCACGCCATGAACCTGATCATCATCATCATCGTCTTGATTCTGCTGTTCGGCGGCGGCGGCTACTACGGTGGCTGGCACACGGGTTTCCCCGGCGGGGCTTACGGGTGGGGCGGAGGAATCCTCGGTCTGATCCTGCTGGTCCTGGTCGTGATGATGCTGCTCGGGCGGGTCTAGGATCGACCCGCGCCGGAGCTGCGATCGGCGAGCATGCCGGTCATACCCTGGCCAGCGCCCTGGCCGCCGCTGAAGAGAGCCGCCAGCCATCCGAGCGGGCTGTTGCCGAGCACCCTGGCGGAGCCGGGAGGCGCTGCGCCAGGATCGCCGAGCACGGCCGATCGTGACGGAGGCAGCGGCGCGGTGACGAGCTGCGGGCGCACGGGCGGCATCGGCGCCGTCACAGTCTGGGGCCCGAAGCTTTGCTGCGACGGCATCTCGGACGACATCGGGAAACCACCGTATCCCGAGCCGTAGCCCGGCTGAATGTTCGGCATGGCTATCTCCTGCGTCTGGTTGGGGAGACCGGCACCACGAGGCCGGGCGGTGTCGCGAAGGGATCGCCGTCCGCGGGCGTTCCTACTTGCGGTCCTTGGGTTGCTGCTGGGCCTGGGCCCGCTCCCGGTCCAGGCGCTGCCCCAACTTGCGTGCCGCTGCCCGCATTTCCTCCTCCGACATTATCCGGAGAGGCGGGTCCGGGTCCTCGATGTGCGGGTAATACGGGACTCGTTCCGGCTGCTGCGAGTTGCTCATCTGTGAACCCCTGTTTCCTGGCGATGTTGCGCAAAGCCGTGGCATAATCGACGTTCACACCCTCTGAAGGCCGACTGCCGAGCTTGGCGTAGAGATCCTTTTCCGGATACCATACTATGGCCTGTAAGTCAGCATTAGTCATCGGCCTCCCCTGGTCGGAGAGGATGTTGCGGGCGCGATCCACGACGCTCCGCATCCAGGTCCGCTGCCCAGGTCCACTCGGCTGCTCGTTGATGCCGCTACGTGCTTTCTGCCAACGCTCGGAAGCATAGGTGAGTTCGCTTTTCTTGCGCGCCCCGCTGTCATACTCGGGACGGAAATTCCGGTAGTCGCGCTCGTGCTGGGCCACCGTCGCATCGGCGATGTTGTCGAGCCCGTTGGCAGTCCTGGGCACCTTCTGGCCCTCTGCCGCCAGGGCATTCTCGAGTCGGGCGCGCTGATTGGAAATGTCCTGCAGCCCGCTGAGATTGCCGGTCTTGCGATTCCAGCCGCGCATCCACCACAGATCGAAGGTGGTCGGATCGTAATTGCCGCCCAGGTTCTGGTAGAAGCCGTTGCCGATTTTGGCACCGAGGACGTGCGAGCCGTAGACCTGGGTGTCCGCCGCTTCCGAGGAACCGACGTCGAAGCCATCTTCCTTGAGCTGACGCACCGTCGTCGGCTTGTCGAGGAAGGCTCGCGTCTCGTCCCAGCCGCCGCGATCATCCATGATGCGGTTGAGCTTGGCGAAGTTGTTGTTCATCGCCGGGCCGTTCTTGGCCACGACGTCTTCCGGGAATCTGCCGGTGGCCTGCCAAACCCGGTAGGCTGGCAGTGCGAGTTCGGCATTGCGCTGCACCGTCTCGCCTTGCGAGGTGATCGCGAGAGCCGCGCGGAAGGCATCTCTCGCGGCAGGATCTGTCGCGATTTCCGGATGCATCACCGCGGCGACATCCATCGCCTCCTTGATCTTGTTCGTATACCAGTCCGCGGCGTTGGCACCTGGGCGATCGAGCGCCGCATTGACCTCCGATGCGTAGGAGCGGGCGAGCAGCTCATCGGTGACCGGATCTGGTCCCGCAATGCGACCCGACTTGACCCCGAGCTGCTTCAGGGCGCCCTGCCCGCGATTATCAAGCTCGGCCGCGATCGTTTCGACATCGCGAGATCTCGGAGCGAACGGCGCGGGCGTGTCGGGATGCATGATGTCGTTGACCGTGAGCGCTTCCTCGTGCGGATGCGTACCGACCGGATTGTGGGCGCCGAAGGGTTCGTCCTGCTTGAGCAGCGGTACGTCGGTGATCGGAGCAGGTGGAGCTGCGGCAGCAGGAGCCTCGGCGGCCAGCGCTGGCGCCTCCTTGGCCGCTGCAGCCTCGGCCGCGGTCGACACCTCCCTGGCCGCTGCGGGGGCCAGCTCGCCGAGCTTGCGCACCGCGGCTCGCTCCAGGCCCATCAGCTCCCTGCTCGCCATGCCGCCCAACGGCAATGCCGCCATCGCGGCACCCTTGACGTCGCCGCGGCGCAAGGCCTCCTCGACGCCGAAGGCCTGACCTGCAGGCGTCAGGTCGCTGAGGCTCATTCCCGGCTCGGTGAGGCCCGTGGTGCCGTAGATGAGATTCACCAGCTTCTCCCGGCCACCCACCGCCGCTCGCTCATCGCCCATCATCCGCTGCGCAGCCGCTTGCCGCATTGTGGGCGTGAACGCCGTGAGGCTGGCCCCGCGAAGCTCTGGCGCCCCCTCGAATGGATCGCCGTTGACCGGCTGCGGTGCCGCGCTTGGCGCCGCGGCGGTCGGGGGCGGCGCTACGGGGTCGCCGTAGACCGGACGGGGAGGGCCGCCCCCGAGGATATTGGGCGGCACGGGCGGCGGCAGCGGCTGAGCCGCGGCGTCCGGCGGCGCGGCATACGGGTCGCCGTTGACCGGCGTGGCAAGGTCGGCGTCGGCCATCAGCCGGGCACCTTGTGGTAAAGGCCGCCAGGGTGCGGCCGGTGGATGTAGAGGTTGCCGTCAGGAGCCCGCACAGGCGGCCCTCCAGGCATGGGACGCATAACGCCGCCGGGTGGCCTGCCCATCGGCCCCATGCCCGCTGGCGGGGCTCCTGGAGGCCTTGGCAGCGGCATCGGCGGAATGGGCATCGGTGGCCTCGCCTGCGGCGCCATCGAAGGCGGCACCCGCGGCATCATTGCAGCCGCGATATAGCCCGAGCTGGGCGGCATCACCGGCAGGCCGTTCGGCATGATCGTCGGATTTGGCGAGCGCGCGTCAGGATAGGCAGGCTGCAGGCCAGGACGCGGCGGCGCCTGGGCAGGCTGCATCATCGGCGGGAAGTTGCGCGCCATCGGCGGCGGCTGCATGTGGCCCGACAGGTGGCCCCTCGGCGGCGGCACGCCCGGCTGATTGCGATGCGGCATCACGGCAGCGGCGATCGCCGAGGTGCGCATACCCGGCGGATTTGGGCCGCCCTTGATGACCGACCCGTGCGTCTGGGCGCCGCCGCTGTTGAGCGGGCTGACGACCGAGCCACCGGGGTTGCTGACTGCGGTGAGACCTGACGGATCTGGCATGGCGATCTCCTATGACAGCCGCACGCCGCGGAAGCTGGTCGACGGCGAAACAGTGCGGCGCGGGTCGAGGTAGTTGTAGCTGTCCGGCGTGCCGACGGTCGGCAGCAGCGAGGTCATGCTCGGCGCGCCATCGGTGAGTCCTGGCGCGCCCGGCGGCGGCGATATGTCCTGCTGCGAGCCGACCAGGGAGGCCAGCTGCGAGCTGACGCCGCCGGGCTGGAATTCGGGTGGCATGGGGTTCGGCGTCGAGATCGGTGTCTCCATCGCTGGCGTGCGGATCGGCGGCGGATCGGGATGCGACACGCCGCCACCGCTGAGAGCGCCGCTGCTGCCGATCGAGGCCAGGGCCTGACCGATCGACGAGGTGAAGGCCTGCTCCGGCGTCAGGGGTATGAGGCCCGGCATCGCCGCGGCGGGTTGCGCGGGCTGCGTGCCTTTGGGCGCCTCTCCTCCAGCTCCCGCAGCTCCAGCCACCACGGTTCCGGCCTGACCTCCGGTGGCTGGCTTGCCGCTGATCGCCCGCTCGATCATGGCATCGGGATAAGCCTTCCCGGCTTCGCCCTGCTCCTGGATCAGCAGCGCCCGCATGAAGGCCTTGGCGTGGGCCGGGTCGCTGAAGCGGATATCGTCGTCCGGCCCGATGCCAGCATTGCGCGCGACATTCCCCGCGGCGGCGAAGTTGCCCGGCGTCCAGCCGCCCTGCCCGGCGATGATCTGGTTCGGCGTGATCTTGCCGCCAGCGTATTTGCTGCTGAGCAGCTGGTAGGCTGCATTCATGCCGTGCTGGTGCGACTGGAAGACGAACTGCGGGTCGCCCTGGTCGGTGTTCTGCGATGGCCCGACGACACCAGCGAAGGGTGAGTTGGCGCGGAATTTGATGTTGAGCGGGTTGTTGTTCCTCATGCCCATGGGGGCATTGGGCGGGAGCGTGAAGGGGATGTCCGGCTCCGTTGCCGGGGCCGAGGACGTGGCCGCCGTCGATCCGGGAGTATAGGCCGCAAGCTGCACGCCGCCGGGGCCGATCGTCGGCTGCTTGAGGGCGGCCCGCACCTCGTTGGTGACGGTGTAGCCCTCGGTCGGCTCCTTGTGGCCAGGGTTGACCATGCCGTGGCCGTAGAACTGCACGCCAGGATGCTGCTGCGCGTAGTCGATGCCGAACTGCCGGGCCGAGGCGATCTGAGCTGGCGTCAGATCCGTGTCGTCCTTGGCGATGATCTCCATGCCTTCGGTGTTGTTGTTGCTCAGATTGGTGTTCGGCGAGGGCATTATCTGTGCGCCCTTCGCGCCTTGCGGCAGGGTGCGATAGACGGTGCCGTCGCGGTCCATCACATACTGCGTGCCGAGGCCGCGCTGGTTGAGCGTGTTGACCACGTCCTGCGGCGTGCCGCGACCGCCCGTGTGATGGAAGATAAAGCCGTCGTAGCTCGACAGCGGGCCGCCGCGGTATCTCGCCTGATCGGAGATATCGATCGGGGTCATTGCTGCGCCGCGTAGGGGTTGGCCGGAGTCACCGGCACGACCAAGCCGGGCGGCGGCTGCTCATCAACCTGCGACGCCACCTGCGGCGCCACGGCGGGCCAGTTATCGAGAGAGGTCGGACTATACGCGAAACGGCCGATCCTCGGGCTATTGGCGACGAGGCCTCGCGTGGTATCGATGGCCCAAGGCGCGGCGGCATTCACGATCCCAGCGACAGGGCTTCCCGTCCAGTAGTGCCCCATTCCAAACCTCCAGGCGAGGTCACCGAGCTTCTCTCCAATTGTTTTCCCAGGCGGTCCCGCAGGCCCGCTAGGCGCAGCCGAAACCGGCTGCGAGGTCGGAGCGTCAGGATGGTAGAACGGCTGCGTCGGTTCGGTGCTCTGCCAATTCGGGGTCTCGACCTCGGGTAAGGGCGGTGCCTCTGGCGGGCGTGTCGCGCCCCATGATCGCGCTCCCATCTTCAACGCATACGGCCCCGCAACAAAGGGAGCCACGGCACCTATCGTGCGCCCCACCGGGCCACCGAGCTTTTCGCCAATCATGGAGGTCAATGCCGACGTGCCCCCATAAATCGCGTCGGCGACCATTGGGGCGGCCGTGAGGGCGCCGCGCACGATGCCGCCACCCGTCGCACCGGCAATGGCTCCCTCTGCCGCTTTTCGATACCACGGCGCGTCGGGCGCAAGATCCGGCACGCCGATCGCTTGGCGCATCGCTTCAGTGACGCTGGGCGGGTAGGGAACATCGCCCGGCTGGCCGAGAACCTTCTCGCGGAACTGGTTAGTGACCCAGGCAGGGGCGTGGGTCACCAAGTCGGGAATCGTACCAGCACCGAGCGTCATGCCTTGGCCCAAGGCTTCCGCGGTGTCCCTCACCCGCCCGCCGCTCGCTTCGTCGGCTGCTCGCACGCCCTTGGCGAGCAGGTTGCCGCCAGCGTAGGTGTCGAGGAAGGCGAGCGCATGTCCCGTGTAGCTGTTCGGGTAGACGGCGCTGCCGCTGTAGATCTTGTCGCCGACCGTGAGCGCGCCCTCCTTCGCAGCACGTCCCATGAAATGCTGATCCTCCTTCTGGTTGATCTGCTCCTGGGTCACGTCGTCCGGCACGTTGTTCACTGCCGTGCCGTCGCGAAGATAGATTGTCCTGGGCATCGCTATTGCCTCCCCAGATCATTCCAATCGATGACGGCTGGTGCAGCAGCAGGCGGCGCTGGCGCTGCTTGCGCGGTCGGCGCGCCCGACAGCAATGGCACCGCCGGGACCGGCGCAGGCGGTGGCTGAACAGGGACCGGCGCAGGTATAGGCGCGGGACCGGCTGGCGGCGGAGGCGTCGGCTTGGCAGCAGGCTGCGCCTCTTTATCGAATTGCGCGATCCGCTGCTGGACCAGCTTCGGCGCCGTCGCGTCGAGGTCATTGGCCTGGATCTTGTAGTCGTTGAAGTCCATCTCGCCATTCATCGCCTTGCGCGCCAGATCGGCCTTCTGCTTCGCGATCTCGGCATTCACTGTCGCCTCGGCGGCCAGGGCGTCGATTTCTCTGGGATCGAGCTTGTGCATCTCCGGGGTCTTGGCGAGTGCCGCGTCGATCGCCGGGTCAGCTCCCTTCAGGCTCGCCGCGACGCGGTCCAGCTGCTCTCCGGCGAGCCCGCTTTCGGTAAACGTCGGCCCTGGCCACAAGTAGCGCGCGCCCTCTGTGAGCGACCTCATGAGCCCCGGCTGGCCGACCGTACGCGACAGCGTCCGCAGGCGCGCCATCTGGCCGATGGTGTTGTCGGCGATGTCGCCGCGCTTCACGGCTTCCGCAGCCTCCTGACGCTGCTCGGCCGTGATCCCCGCCGCCGACCTCACCGGAGGCGGCACAAAGGTTCTGGCCCCTGTCAGCGGATCAGTGACGACCTGCGGTGTCGCTGGCGTGCCCGCGTAAATGCCCTGCCCCCCCTGCTTCGCCCGCGGTGCCCCCGGCGCCGCAGGAGCTTCCGCAGTCGGTGGTGCTCCAGGTGCTGGCGGTCCACCCTCGCGCGGCGGTGGTGCGGCTACTGGCGCGGGGGCTGTGGCAGGCGCAGGTGCGGCTGGCTGGCCACGAGACTGCAGATCGATGGTGACGCCGCCGGGAAGTTGGAAGGGCTTGGTCGGATCACCGAGCAAGGTGCCCGGCGGATACATCCTGTCCGCGGGTACGCCACTGATGGCGGCGCGGCCACCTTCCTCCGCCGCGGCCTGATTCGCCTTCTGCTGGTTCTCGATCTGGTAGCCGTAGCGCTGCATGTTCGGCATGCCAGCGCTCACGATGCCGTTGCCCGGCTCGGGAAGCCCGGCCGACCGCCACACATGCAGATTGGCGCGATTGATCTCCGCGATCTGCTCCGGGGTCGCGCCCGGCGGTGCGTCATGCAGATCGTCGAGGATGCCAGCGTTCCTGGCGTGCATCACCTCCATGGCGTGGTTCTTGCCGCTCTCGCTGCCGAACGACTCCGCCTCCGCGGCCTTCGAGGTGTATGAGTAGTCTTTAGTCAGATACTGATATTCCTTCTCGATCTCGTCGGCGCTCTTGCCGCTCATGATCATGCTGTCGATGATCGCCTGCTTGTTCGGGTCGAGCGTGCCGCGCGCCGCGTAGCCCTGGCGAGCACGCTGCATGGCCTGCCATTGCGCCTCCTGCTGCTGCTGCTGCTGCTGCAGCTGCCGAACGCGCAGCTGCAGGAGATAGGCCTCCCAGCGCGTCTTCGGGTTCCAGGCCTCGGCGAGCGCGTCGCCCAGGCCCGAGAGCGTGTTGGCCAGCGTGTTGTCCTGCGGCAGTCGATAAATTGACATGGCTCACATCCACCCGCCAGTGTTGCCAGTGGGAATAGACGGCGTGGCGCCACCGCCTCCAAACCCGTAGCCGATGCCAGATCCGGCGATCTTGGCGAGCGCCGTGGCAACGCCGCCCAGCGCCGTCGTGCCCGAGCCCATCTCGTAGTGCAGCGGCTGCACCTGCTGCTCGACGCCGTAGGTCTTCAGGTTGCCCTGGCGGATGTCGTTCTGCAGCTGGATCTGCTGCGCGCCCTGTTGGAAGTCGATCGGCGTGGTGGTGGCCAAGCCGCCGAAGGTTCCCCCGTAAGCACCAGCGGTCGCGAGATTCGAGATCCGCTGCCGCGCCAGCTGCGAGGCCTCGTTCACCTTCTGGGTCAGGTTGGTCATGAAGGAGCCGCTGCCGGGCCCGGTCTTCTCGCCCGAGGTCGCGTAGCTCGACGGGTCCGTCTGGTCGGCTTTCGAGTAAGGGTTCTTCTGGTTGTAGAGCGTGTTCAGCCGCGCCTGCTCGTCGGTCACCGTCTGCTGCTGCGCCTGTGGCGACACCTTCTGCAGCGTCTCCTGGCGAGCCTGATCGGCCTTCTCGCGCGCCGCTTCGTCAGACATCACCTGCTGCTGGTGGATGCGCTGCTGGTAGGCCACCCATTGGTCATTGGCCGCCTGCTGCTTCGAGGCCATGTCGGCTTGGCCCTGCGCCTGCATGGCGCCAGCACCGAGCGAAACGGCCCCCGCGATCAGTCCACCGACTAACGGATCACACATGGCTCATCATCCTGAAATGTTGCTGCTGCCGGTGATGCCGGGGCTGGGCGTCGAGGCATACGAGCTGGTCGCGCCCGGGTTGATGTAGGCCGACGAGTTGGTGAAGCCGGTCATGGCATTGCCGACGCCGACCACGAATGGGTTGAAGAGCGCGCCGAGCGGCGAGAAGTCGGTGCGCTGCAGGTCGGCATTGGCGACCATGTTCTCGGCCGTCGAGGCCGCCACCGTCGGGTCCTCGGTCGAGTAGAGCTGGTTCAGCGCGTTCGCTTGGTTCTGCGCCTCGGTCGTCCTCAGTGCGCCCTCCTGCGTCGATGCCTGCGAGCGAACTCGAGCCTGGGCCACCGTGTCCTGCTGCGCCAGATCGGCGATGTCCTGCGCCGCCCAGGTCGACTGCGAGGTCCCGGCCCGCGCCAGCTGGAAGCCGAGCGTCGAGCGGGCCCTGGCGTATTGCTGCGACTCGTCCTGCAGGCCCTGGTTGGCGATCGAGTTGTAGTAGTCGGTATAGAAGCTCGGCTGAATGCCGCCCTCGGTGCCCTGGCTGGGATCGCCGCCGACCCAGATCTCCTGGTTGGCGAGATCCTGCGGCGAGCCCGCCGTGGTGATCAGGCCGCTCGGCCCATAGAGCCCATACTGGATGGCGCCGCCGCTGTCGGGCATGATCGAGTAGGAATAGCCCGCGGGCAGGCCGGGCGTGGATTGCTGAATCCAGGTCTGCTGGCCGGTGGTCGGATCGGTGCCCCAGACATAGCCGTTGAAGTTGGCCGCGCCCGGCGCATTGGGCGCCACCGAGCCCGAGGCGATGCCGGAGAGATCGAGCCGCGTCGCGCCCACCGGGTGGCCGCCGAAGATCTCGTTGATCTGCTGGGCGCCGGTCTGCAGCCGGGCATTGCGCTCGACGTTCTGCTCTTGCGCCTGCGCAGCCTGCTGCTGCTGCATCTGCACCAGGGCGCTGTTGGATGCGACGCCGCCTGAAGATTTGCCGCCCACGTCACCCTCCGTTCATGCAATTTTGCATATGCAAAAATTTCACAGCTTGCGTCTCAGCAAGTAGCCGAACTGCGTGAAGCCTGCCTTCGAGAACAGGTTGAAGAGCGTCTTCGCCTCGACCATGCCGGAGGCGACCGGCGCATGAAACGCACCAGCGCCCGCGCGCTGGCCCTCCATGATCGCCAGACCCACGAGGCTGCGCCCGAGCGCCGAGCGCCGATACTCGGGCACCACGTAGAGCTCCATCAGCACCTGACAGGGCTCGACCGAGAAGCTGCGGTCGAAGACGTAGCTAATGAAGCCGACGATCTGGCCGTCGGCGATCGCCAGGATGTGCGGCCGGATGTCGGCCAGGATGCCGGTCTCGATGGTGTCGCGCACCTTCTCGGGATCGAAGGTCAGATAATCCTTGTAGACCGCCTCGGAGTAAAAGCGCCCGTAGATCGGGATCAGCTCGTCGATGTCGTTGCCATCAGCGAAGCGAAATCGCGCTCTCTCCTGAAGGTTCTTGAGGGTGATCGGCGGGCTGTTCATTGGCGATCCACGCGAAAAGAGTGAAGTCTTCGCGTCGGACGCCGAACCCGACCAGCACGGCTTCTGCTCTCCAGCCGAGGCCTGTCAACCAGCGCTCGGTGTCCTCTCGCGAAGCCAGGGCTCGGCACTCGGCCCGATGGAATCCAGCCTGGAGAAGCCCCGGGATCATAATCTTGCGCACGTGCTTTGTCACCGCCTTGACCGCGAGCGGCCAGTCCACGGTGCCGAAGGCCCAGCATCCGGCGACCTTGGGCGTCATGGCCCAGGCGCCGAGCGCCGCGATCGGCTCGTCGGTCGCGCCGTTCCAGAAGATCCAGCCATCGTGGGTCGCCGCCAGCTGGCACAGCTCCATGCTCATGCGCAGCCGGTCGAAGCCCTTGCCGCGCACCGCCTCGATCTCCTCGCGGTCCTCGGGACGCAGGTTGGTGATGATGTGACTGAGCGCGAACGGAGACACGCCCGTCACCTTGATCTGGGGCATCAGTCGGTTTCCGCGCCAGCATAGTGGATGAAGATCTTCGAGAAGGTGGCTGCGCCCGGCGCCGCGTGCGTGGCC